CACTTGTCGGTGTTGACACGCCTAATTCATTGGTAACTTGCTGCACTAACTGGAGCATAGTGCTAGACATAATTTACACCTCTTTTTTAGGGCGGCCTCTTGCTTTTTCAGACAACAAGGCTTTCATTTGCTCTTGTAATTCTTTTAATTCAGAACGGGTTTGCTCTAATTCAAATGAACTTTCACTTTGATTGCGTCTAAGTAGATATGCTCTTGCTTTTTCACGCAGTCCAACAGCGCCCATCCCAACGCGCTGCAATTGAGCATCACTTGCCGTAGCAACTTGCTCAACCGTTTGAAACTTTAGAATTTGCAGTTCAGCCATTTGGCTATCTGTAAATTCCTCAGGGCGATCTAGATGCCAATTTTGCAAAGTTGTGCCAATGATAGGCCCACCTTCCGAGTTTTGCATTTGATAGTGCAACCATTGACGCGGAAAGCGCTCTTTATGGTCATCACGAACGGGTTGTTCGATGATGTTGTACTTATCGCCTGGAACCATAATTCGCACAAACGGAGTGTCTTTATATGGTGCTTTATCAAATGTGTAAAACTCAACGTGCAGATGTGTATCTGCGTTTGCAATATCGGAATCTAGTGCCATTTTTTATCCTGTGGGGATTAAGCTGAAGTGACGGATGCCCAAGTTGTTGCGCTTGGTGCAAAAAGAATCATACTCTTTGCGGTTGCCAATGTAACGGATGTCGCCGCCGCATTGATGGTTGAGCTTGTATTGTAAGGGTAAACAGAAATTGTTTGACCCGAATCATTACGAATACCAACCATTGCGCCCGCTTCGGTAGGAGGCAATTTAACGCCCGTTGAAGCGGATGAAGTTGTGATTGTGTTGAACACAGCCGACAATTGTGTTGCAGTAGCAGCGGTTGAACCCGTTGCAACAATGGCAACAGCGCCATCGCCCGCAATCGAAACCGTTGACAAAGGCGAGTTACCCGCGCCAAGAATTCTTGATGGAATAGCCATTTTTGTTCCTTAATTAAAAAGAGGCGGTTTTTATGCCGCCCCTTTTATTTTACACAGATGCTTTGGAGAACCATGCAACGTCACCAGATGCGAGGGCAACTGCGGGCGATGTGTATGAACCGCCTGAAGCTGTTACCAAGAACGTGGTTGCGTTAACGGTGCAAGCGGTTGTAGTGGCGGTAATTGTTGCATTGGCTTGACCCAAGACATAAATTTTGCCATCAGAACCGAATACTTCAGCACCCAAAGGGCCAAATGTAGGAATAGCCGTTCCTGCGCTGTTTGTATTGGTGTTAACGATATTATTAAAGTCAATACCAATGAGGGGGGTGATTGTATATGCCATGATTACATACTCCTTTAAGCAATCAGAACGCCACAGAACTGTGGGCCTGAGCTAGTTAAGTTACCCGCCCAACCAATCAACTTAACGATGGCATCTTGGTTGACGGCTTGACGCTCACCACCAATAGGCACAAAGTTGCGGTCAACGTGGGGACGGAACATCATATATTTGGTGTTCAAGAACCACATATGGTTTGCGGTAGCGTTTGAGCCGATACCGCCATCAAGCACAACATCGGATGCCATGCCCGCGCCATAGTATTTCAAAGAAGCGAAACCCGCGCCTTGAGTGGAATTGCCACCATCGGTAACACGTTGGATTGATTGCATTGATTGCAAATACAAACGGTAGTAGTTACTATCGGCAACGATCAAGTCAGGCTTGTCCGTGCCACGAATCAACTGAACAGCCAAAGAATCCATATAAGATTGGATGTTTGAAGCTGAAACAGCAGAGCCGCCATCAGTCACGCCCGAATACTTAACTGAACGCCAAAAGCTGTAATTAGCACGGTTAATGCCGCCATAAGTTCCAGTTGAGGGTGCATCGGGAACCGCTGCGCCCAAGCCAGTGATGTTTTTACCGCTATTGCCCGTGCCATCCGTGTAGATGTCAGCGCCGATGCGGTTAGCCAATTGAGCCTCGGCAACCATCATGCGTCCATCGAGCAAATCAATAATTGCCTCTTTGCCCGAGTTCTGGATCATTTCTAAGCCAGAGATGGACACGGCGGCAGCGTATTGAGTAATGCTGAATTGCGCAGAACTGATAGGGCTGTTTTGTGAAACGTTCAACACTTCATAACCAGAATAAGAATTCGTGTTATTTGTTGTGCTGTCGCTATACATAATCTCTTGCAAGATCACATTACCGCCAGAAAATGTTTTCACATTTCCACGGTCTTTGAGTCGGCGCAAAAGGGCGTTGTTGTTTGTGACGTTATCAGCTAACTCACCAGTACGGCTTTGAATGTTGGTCGCAATGATGTCGCTGATACTGGAATTGGCAAATGCCATAATAATTCTCCTATATCAATTAAAGTCGTGCAGTTATTTGGTCAAATTGCTCTGCCAATAAACTGCGCCTATCTTGAGCATTGTTCTTGGTAGCCATTCCTGGTGTGGAACTCTTTACCGAAACCGCATTAGCCCTTGCAGATTTCGCTGCTCGGTCTGCCGCTACTCGTTTTGCGTTATCCAATTCGGCCTGTTTGCTGACTTGTACGCTGTCAAATAACTCAGGGTCGAGTCGCACAGCTTTTTCATATGCGTCCTCTAACGTCTGCGCCACGCCACTCTGTAGGAGTTGAATCATGGTCGGACGGGCTTCTTCAAAATGTTCTGCTTTAGAGCTAAATTTTTCAATTTCGCCTAAAAGCTGCTGATTTTGAGCTTGCTCTTGTTGCTGTTTCCAGCCATTCACCTCGCCACGAACATTGTTTAGCTCGTTTTGAAGTGCATAAATCGTCGGGTCAACCCCCTGCTGGAAGTTGACTTCGTTTAAGTTTACACCATATTGTTGCGCTAATCTACTAAATAACTGCAATTTATCTTGCCCGTTACTGGTTCGCAACATATGGTCAGCCTCTAGCAAGGCTTTAACCGCTTTGGGGGCGTCTAACCCCATTCCCTGTATGGTTTGCAAATAAGGGCTGACAACCTCGTTAATCTGGTCTGCAAACTGCGCCTTAGAGATTAAAGGCTCAACGCCCTTGCGCATTTGTTCTTCGCGCTGCCAGGCGTACTCTTGCATCCTTGGGTCAGCGGTTTGCCAGACATCGTGATAATCTTTCTTCCAACTTGCTGGCGCACGCTTCCAAACGGGTTCTTCTGCCGGTTCTTCTAAGGGTTTACCATTAGTAGCAGCAAATTTCCCCGTATCATTGCGTTCAAATTTTGCGGGTTCAGCTTGCGCCACCTCATCAAATTGCTGTGAAAGCAAGTCACGGCGGTTGTCAGACGCTTCTGTTGGGACAATGGGTTCTGTAGTATCCAAAATTATCTCCTGTGGTATTTCATTTGATTGGCTTGCTCACGCAATGAATTCATTATGCTATTGGCCTCGCTATGGGTCATATTGCCCAATTGTTGCGCCAATACCTCACGCCTTTTCTCGCTAGAAGGCGGCGTAAGTTTTGTTTCCATTGATTCATTGCCCACCTCAATACATCCATGCGCTTTTAGATGTTCACGGTGTCGGCTTCGGCTCTGTATCATAGAGCCGTCAATCATTGATTGGTAAGGAGAAATGTCACCCATAACCATAGGCGCATTTGTATCATCATTGGCTTTGTGTTTTTCAACCAATTCGCCATTACGCATAACGTAAGTTGTTCTCATGTTAGCAAAATTTCCTCGTTATCTGATTCGATGTGGTCGTTCCAAATTAACTGCATTTTGTCCGCATTGACATTTTGCCCAGTTTTAATTGTAGCAAAGTTTCAACACATAGCACGATTACTCAATAATTACCATGTCAACAGCCTTATCAGGCTTAATATTGTTTGAAGCGGAAATTTGATTAGACAAGATTTCAATCATGTTTCGCAAGTCTTGGTTTAATGCGGCGCTCATTTGTTGATGTGCGTTCATATCTTCGGGCAGCATAGACGATGAATGGCTAATTTGGGCAACACGAATCTTGGTGTTGGCGTCCAATTCAGCTTTAAAACGCTCCATTTCTTGTTCGCGGGCAAGTTTTGCGCTTTCAAGTTGAGCCGTAAATTGTTGTTTTTGCGCTTCGGCCTGCATTTCTGCCTGCATCTTCATTTGCTCCATTTGCATATCAGCTTGGGTTTTGGCTTGATGTAATTGGGCGTCAAATTGTGCTTTCGTTTGGGCGGCTTGTATATCTGCTTGGACGCGCATTTGATCAGATTGCTGCTGGGCCTGCAACTTTATCATTTCAGGGTCAGGCTTGGGCGGTGGCGGTTGCGCCATCTTTTGCTTGATTTGGTCAAGAGCCTGGTCAATAACACCTTCAAGTTGTGACGATGATTTAAACGCACTAACGCCAAACTTCATGATTTCCATCAAAACAGGGGTCATCTCTGGACTTGCTTGCGCAACTGGCATCGCTTGTTGCAAGAATCCCGCAAACGCACCAATAAACTCTGTGCGCTCGCGCTTCATTTGCGCCTCGTCCAATTGCACCAAACTATCTGCCGCCACTTCAATTCGGAAGTTGCGCAAAGGCTTGTCTTTAAGCAATTGCAAAGCCTGCGGGATTAGCTGCTGATCTACGGGTTGCATTTGACTAGCCGCCGCATACATCATTATGGTTTGCGGTTGGAACTTGGTGCAAATAATCTGCGCTTTGAGCCTAATCAAGTCAGAGGCAAACAAAGCCACTTCCTCTTGCATAGACCGCAATCTAAGGCTTGCAAACTGCCCTTTGATTTGTTGGGCGGTAGCTGTTTCGCTGGCCTGTGATGCGCCCCGCAAAATGTCCGACAAACCCGTGATTTCATAGATTTGCTGCTTAATTTCCTGCCTAGCCCGATAGCATTGGAGCAAAGCATTTGCCAATGTATCCAAAGGCAAAAGGTCAATTGCGCCTTTTAAACCGCCTTTTTCACTAAACGCCATCCACTTGTCAACAGGAATTAGGGAGTTGTTGTCGCCCTCAGTCAACAACCGTTGCAATGCGGGAACGCTTGAATCGTAAACACCACGAACACGCAAAGACTTTACCAACCCATCAATGCGGTCGCTCAAGATGTCCAGTTCATTGGCCTGGTCTTGATACAACACGAAATCAGGCACGGGAACAAGGCTATCGCTTGTCATCGTTGCATACAAAGGTCTGCAGCAAGGGAAAAACTGCTCTAACTCTAGCGGGTCATCGCGTACATCAATAAACTTGTTGCCTTGTTTGCTGAACCAATAAACCTTGGCGGTTTCTTTGTCCCATAACTCGCAAATCTTTGCTCGGGTGTATTCTCTTTGGCTGCTTGCGTAGTTTGACAAAGGATCAGGGCCGCTATCCAATGGGACATTTCGGGCCGCTTCCTCGCCAAAACGCTCAATCAGCGAATCTTTGGTCATATAAACCCAACGCCAGACTTGGGTTACTTCTTCCCATGTACGGGCAACGCTGTGACCAAAATCAGCCCAATGGACATAATCAGTCGGTGCGCATTCGTACTCAATTTGCTCCATTGGCTCAACTTGACCAGCGGTGTAGTCCTTCGTTTCTGCCTCGTCTGCATCTTCGGTGACTTGCAGGCCATCATCGTTTTCAGGGGTTTCAGGCATACCAGGCATTTGCACAACGTGCGGCTCATAACGAACCCATGCCACGCCTCGGCCTCCCAAGAAACGATCTTCCACCGCATGGCGCATAGTGCTTCTAAAGTCGGTGTAATGCTCAATCTCAAAATCTAGCGCACGTTCAACCAATGTAGATGCAACACGCCCAATTGGGTCATTGTCGCCAAACCTACGGCTGACATCAGCCTTTGGCATCTTGCTGTAAACAGCGGGAATTAAGGTTGAAACATTAGACCAAAGAATATTAAATTTGGCGGTGTCATTGCCGCTTGCGCTTCGAGTGTCATCCCTGTAACGCCGAATAATCTTCTTGGTTCGTGATTCCCACTTCTTGAACTCGTTGTCATAAGTGGCAATTAGGGTGTTGTACTTGTCAACTTCTGTTGGGACTAATTCAGCCATTGTTGTTTCTTTCAGAAATTGCTTTTGCCTTGGCTTTGGCATCTTCTTTAGATGATGCGCCCCAAGCCTTTAAAGCAAGGGCTAACCGTGTAGGCTCGCCATTCTTTTCCATTGGGCCAGCAGTAGCGCCCATACGCGCAAGAAATGATGCGCGCCTTGGGTTGTCGCCAGATTTAACGGGAGGCTTTAGCTTTCCACCTGTTTCTGCTGCATAACTCGCCCGCCCTTTAGCGTTTAACCCGCCTTCAGGATTTTTGCCTTCTTTGCGAGTCCATGCGGCTGTCATTTTTTTTCAGGCTTTGCGGTTTTAGCGGCGTTTTTGAAATCTTGGGCGGTAGGGGCATCTTTGCTGCCAACTTTGTTCATTTTTTCGCCCGAACCCGCCTTGATCCGTTCTTGTTTTGCCAAAATGTTGGCATAAAGTCCGGCTTTAGACATAATTAAGCCGAGAAAATGCCAATGGCTAAGACTTCAACGCCCGCGCCTGTGGTGATCTTCCATGCGCCATTTCTGGATCGCGCGTTCAACTCAATGTCGTATTGACCAACGCCACCGCCAGGCAGTGCGGGTAGTATTGTGTGGCTAAAACTAGCACCATCAAGAATAATAACGCTACCTGTTGCCGCAGTTGATACTGTGCAAGCTAGGCGGTGAATGTAATCACCAGCCGCGCCTGTGCCGCCCAACACTTGCGCTGTTTGACTAGCGGCAACGTGCTCATATTGGTAGGCGTAGGGTGTATTAATTCCACTCATATTCGATTACTCCTTGCGGTTTGTTTGTGGATTGCCCACATATCGTTCATTGTGACCTCATTTTCAGGGCCAACAATCAACACTTTACTCGGGTCTGGCGGTTTATCTTTCGGTTCTTCCCGCCAGCTAATTGCTAACATCCTCATGGCATCAGCGGGATGGCTTGTCCAATCGTGCTTGGGCGTTTGCCTAAAAGCCTTCTTGTCCTCATCGTATTCACGCTGATATTGCCTCAACGCCTCAATGCCATCTGCGCATTTCTCAGCATCAAACCAACATCTTGGCAATGCTGTACGCACCGCCTGAATGCCCTCTTGGACACTTAAACTCGGCACGATAGCCAAGTTGTTGATGCCCAATCCGACTGCCATTTGCTCAATTACTGACTTCCCACCGCTTGCCAAAGTTCTGGCCCTTGCATCATGCGGTAAGTAGTGTTTTCCGTAATTGTAGGGTTTTTCTTTGATTTTTGATACAAATTCTTCGATTGTTCCACCAGAAAGTGCAAAAAAATCAACAATATGTATCTCGCCCGCTATGACCTGATACCACCAAATAGCCGTGTCATCGGTATGCCCCAAGTCCCAGGCGGTATGCGTTTTGACCTCAATTTGGTTCTCAACCTTGGTAATGCGCCCGTCTTCGGTGACTTTGCGCATCTCAATTCCCCATATCGCGCCAACGATTGCGGCCTCAAAACTACACTCATATTCTTGCAAATACTGATCTTCCGCTAGTTGGGCCTTTGCCGCATCTAACTCGGATTCGGGCAATAGCTTGGACTTGCTGGCAGGCAAGGATAGCGAAAACCACTCATTTGGCAGTTTTCTGCTTGTCTCATAGATGCTCCAAAACTGATTTTTACCCTTGGGTGTGCCGCCAAAGACGCACCAACCTTGTTTGTCTGATAGCGCTGGCCTGATTACGTTACCCCAAACACTAGGCTTAAAGTCGCCGTATTCGTCAAGGTAAAGGCCATCAAAGCCTAACCCGCGCATGGCATCGGCATTGTCTGCCCCGAATAGCCTGATCTTTGCACCATTGAGCAATTCAATGATTAGGTCGCCCTCATTACTTGACTTGGTGATTGGGCGGGCAAAATATTTGAGATAGTCCCACGCCACGCTTTTAGCCTGGCTCCTGAACGGGGCAACGTACCCAAACAGGGGCATAGGGCTTTTACAGGTGATTGCCGCCCTGATAAGGTCATTGATAGCCGCCACGGTCTTACCCGCCCTTCGGTGGGCCACCAAGCAAGCCCAGCGCTCAGTTCTGGCGTGAAACCCCCTGAACTGCTTTCTAGGGCTGTAAGGGATTTCTATGACTCCGCTTGCCATCTGATAACCATTTCAGACCCATCTGGGCCACTAAGCTCAACCGCTTGGGTTTCTTTCCACCTAGCCCTAGTTTTCAGCCAAAAGATAGCCGCAGCGGTATTTCCGTTCTTTGCCTGCTGGAACAAGGTCTGCCCAATGCTTGCGTTGGCATCGATGCGCCCATCGTCTAGTTCCTTTTTGTAATACTTTACTAGCGTATCGGAACTGATTTCCAGCTTGGTCGCTATGTCCTCAAAGGTAATGCCAACCGCCGCTAGCGTCTTGACTAGCTTCTTATTCTCATCAGTCGGGGTATATTTTTTGCCTTGCTGCACTTTATATCTCCGAAAGTTCTTCTATCAATATGGAGCGTGAGGGTCGGTGACGCACCGCCGCTGTGTCGAGGGAATCGACCATCGCCTGCTTCTCACGCTTAGGATAAGGTTTTGCCAATGGTGCAATCTTAGCACTCATCTCTTTGTCGAGTGGCATTAAATAACGATGCTTTCTTGATGGTTTTCTGGTCAAAGTATTTTTTTGTTGAGCTATGTCTTTACCTACGCTGCCCCATGCTTCTTTCATACTTCGAGCATGTGTCCATTTGTTTTTATAAAAATATTCCAAGCTGCCGCCTTGGTCTGATAATCCTGTATAAATCCAGTTTCCCCCTTGGTATATACCGCCATGGTGACCTTGTGCGGGATCAGCAAAAGAAACAACCATTTTTAATTCAGGACATGATTTAGAAAGAAACTTAATTGCTAGCGCCATAATCTTGGTGACCGGTGCAGTGTGTTTTGTAAGAGCTATCCTTACTAATTCACAACCTTGATCTTGGCTTAGTTCGTATTTTTCTAGCAGCCTATAAGTTGCACCCCGACCAAAAATAACAACACCAATAAATTTGCTATTTTCCCAAGCCCCGACTTTTACCAGCTTGCCAACAGGCAAACACTTGCTGTAATGCCATGTTGTGCAAGCATATTTAGCTGCATCATGGCTTGCCCAATCAATTTTGAGTTTAGGCTTGTCTTGCATCAAATTCTTTCCCGCAATGTGGGCAAGCAATCCATTTAGGGTCTAACTCATCTAATTTGCCCTGCTCATCTTCTGTTGCTGGCTCAAAGTCTGGACCGCCATTTATTAGTGTTTGCATTTCAGTAGGGTCAAAACCTAACAATTCCAAGGCAAAACCGTCTGCCAGCAAGTCGTTTAACTCAATGGTCAGCATCTCATTATCCCACTTAGCGTTAAGCGCCAGGCGGTTGTCGGCAATGATGTACGCCTTCCTTTGGGTTTCGGTCATGTCCTTTAACTCAATGGTTGGCACTTCCTTGTATTTCAGCTTTCGGGCTGCCATGACCCGCCCATGCCCCGCAATGATGCCATTTGCCCCGTCTACTAAGATTGGGTTAGTCCAGCCAAACTCTTTGATGCTTGCCGCTATTTGTGCCACTTGCTCATCGCTGTGGGTGCGGCTGTTGTTAACGTAAGGGATTAAATCTTCTATCTTGCGTTGGACTATTTGCATTTTTCTCATTGCCTTTTTGGGTGAGGGCGTTGATTTGGTCTTTGATTATGTGCGCGAGAAAACAGGAAAATAACGCACTCGACATCCTCAAACGCCTGTTTAACCGCCCTCTTTTTTCTTTTTGTCCATTGCTTTCATTGCTTCGGCTAGGTGTTTACCCTTATCCGCCTGATTGTAGTCTTTTGCTACGTTTACAGGAATACCCATCTTTTTTGCAAATTCTGGGTTATGGGCTGCTGCCGCCATCATTCGCGCTTGTGCTGGTGAGTGGCTTGGCATGGCTTAGTTCAGATATTTAAGTTTATACAAGGTTGAATCGATATTCTCTTGGATGTTATCCACAAGCTGATTTAGCTCTGAATCTTGGGGAAGTTCTTTTCTGATGTTCATTACGAACTTAGACAACACTTCAAAATACTTGATTGGGTCAGGGTTTGGCGGGTGGTACTCATTGGGAAACTTCTTCAGTTGCCCGTATTTGCCCATGTAAGCCTCGGCGTATGCGTCTGTTTGCTCCACGATCAAATCGTAGAACGTAGCCAAGGCCGAGTGCTTGCTAAAGCTATTGGTTGTCCAGTGCATTAGATGGGCGTTTGTGCCGCAATGCAGCATCGCCAAAACAAAGTTTGAGACAAATCCAGCGTATTTATCCATGCTTTTTCCTAAAAAAAGTGGT